ATGAAAAGGAAAAAAATAGTGATCCTGCCGAAATTGAATGATGCCGGCGGGGATTTGTCAAAAAAATGGTTTATTTATTATTCTGTCCGTGATCCGCGGACGGATAAGATGAAGCGTTTTAGGGAGCATTCAGGATTGTCGCAAGCGGATGAGACGGAACGGAGGAGATGTGCCGGACAGCAGATCCGGGAACTGACCGAAAAGCTGAAACGGGGATGGTCGCCGTTTCTGGATGATAAAGAAGCTATTTATGAAGATCAGCTTCAGTATAAAACTGTGGCTGAAATTTATGGAAAGCAAAAAGCTGCAAATGCTACTTTCAGACGCCTGGCCTCGCAATTTATTGAAGTCAAACGATCGTCCGGCGTGCTTGAACCTAAAACGATTCAATGTTATGTCAGTAAATTGCGGATGCTGACAATATGGTCGGAAGCCAAATACGGACAGATCGATATTACGGCTTTTGACAATGCCAGGATATTGCAATTCTTCAATTACCTGGTCAAAGAAAAAGGTCTGGCCGACGGGACTATATCCGATTACAGACAGATCGTCAGCCAGATGTTTGAGTGGGTAAAGGGTACCGGCCGCATACTTGAGAATCCGGTTTACAATATTCCTCATGGCGCTGATAAAGATATGGCACCGCGGCCGATCGCTGCCTGGGATATCGAAACTTTCCGGGATACGATCTCCGTGAAAGACCCGCAATTGTGGATGGCCATTGAATTTCAGACTTATTGTTTCCTCCGGCCGGGGAAAGAATTACGGCTGTTAAGGATCCGGGATATCGATTTCACGAGGGGATTGATTAATGTCGACCGGTTCAGGGCGAAGACGAACCGGGAACGGTATGCGACCATTCCCCGGCATTTTCTGTTGAAATTAAGGAATCAGTATCAATTGCAGAAATATAATCCGGATCATTACGTCTTCGGGAAGGAATGCCGGCCTGGGCCGGTATGTTTGGGGAAGAATAATCTGAAAAACCGTTTTAACGGTTTCCGGAAAACGTTGAATATGCCGGACAGTTATAAGCTTTACAGCTGGAAACATACCGGTAATTCATTGGCAGCAGATAGCGATATTAACATGCTGGCTCTTCGTGATCAGAACGGACATACGTCAGTTCAAACTACGGAGATTTATTTGAAACATAAATTAGGCGTGGTGAATAAGGAAATACAGGATAAGTTTCCGTGTCTCGATAGATTGTAATTGTATTATCTTCCATGTTTTTTCCTATGCGTTCTATTCTTTAAGTCTGTATATATAAGTTTAAAAATTATTTATTATTAGATTATTTGGGAAAAAGAGGACTGTTATGAGTCCTCTCAAAAACCAATAGCCGACTCCTTAATCTGGGAGATTGGTTTTTATTTGTATTCTTCTTATTTTAACACATAAAAAAACGCGGCCGAGTCAATTTACCTATCTGACAGAACCGCGAAGCCTGAAACAAGAATAACTGAACCCGACCACGTAAGGGTATACGTGATGTTCCAGTTTATTTTTTCTTGTTTCATCTTCAAAATTCGCGGTTTCTCAGATAGAAAAATAAACATTCACAAAAAGTATCAAACAAAAGATGCGCTCCCGCATCGCTACAAATATAAATTATTTTCATGACATTAAGTAACCGAGCTGGATAGTTTATAACCTTTTTAGCTCGATATATTCCGTGTAAGCGATCTGGCTATAGGGATTCCGGCTTACTATTTCCTGCCGGATTGCTTTTGTACCCCAACGTATGAACCAAAACCGACGAGGAATGCGATGGATCAGTTGAATAATAGTGTCTCGGCTTTGGATAAGTCCGGAGAATTGCTTTCCGGTGATACTGCCGGAAAAAGTAAGGTAAGGATCCTGAAAGTCAATGCGACTCAAGGTATCAGGATCCTTGCCAGGCCGAATGATTATGCTGTCCCGGATTTCTGTTTTTACCAGGTATTTGGTTTCGGTAGCGGACTGGCTGGCAGACTGGAGATGTTTTACCTTTAGATTAAGTTCCTCTATGGTTTTCTTCAGTTCGCCGGCGTATTTCCGGAATTCCCGGTTCGTCAATGTCAGACGTTCCACACTTGCAACACTCAGGCTATCCTTTGTCCGGTAAAATTCGATATCAGCAAGTAATGTACGCTGATTATCCGATAATCGGTTCCGGTCCGTCCGGATATCCTGGCAGCTCTTTACAGAAACTGCCAGGAAAGTGGCCAAAACAAGGATCATAAATAGCAGATACTTTGTCATGACTGTATGATTTCAATGGTTATTTTCCCTTTTTCCTGTGCCCTTTCGAGTATTCCGGTAAGCTGTACTTCATACCGGGTCGAGTTGATGACCTTGCCCCGCTCCCGATTCTCACCCACCAGAATACACCCCGAAGTGTCTTCAGCCGTATTGCCCCGGTGGATCAGGATCCCGTCGAAGCCCGGTACATCCAGAAGGCGTGGAAGTTTCCGGCGGAACCTGGGCGAAATATTCACAATCACTTCATAGACCCCGGCAGGGATGGCAGTCCGTCCCGGAATCTTCCTTTCTTTTGCCAGATCCCTGACCTGATCTTCAAGTGTATCACAAAAATATTTTCCATCTATGTACAATTTTCCGATTGTATAATCCGGTTTCAGGTATAACCGTTCGAGTTTCAGTTTCATTTCTTTTCTCCTTTCTCTTTTAAAAAATTTGCCAGGCCGGATATCTTCTTCACCCATTCCGAGCTGACCATAAAGTGCATATATTCAAGAAATACCACTCCCGGGAAAATCTTAATCAGGTTTTCGGTAATGGATACTGCTTCAATCCAGAGGGCTACATACACCTCCAGCTTCATGATGTTAATGAAGAACGGCAGTTTGTTGAGACACAGACCGGAGATGACCGTGAAGACAAATGTCCCGAAATAGCAGAATGTCTTGACAAAACTCCAGCGTAGCCGATAGGATTCGATTTTATTGCCAGTCAGGAAACTAGCCACACAGCCAGTAACAAAATCGGCGATGAACAGAATAAGAAACAGTATGACAATTCCGATTATATCACTCATATAAGCGGTTATGGCACCTGCAGAAAATAATAACCATTTATGTATATACTGTTCCATATTTTGTTATCTGTAATAATATTTTTCTCCTTTATTCCCAGGTATTTATTTGCAATTTTTCTTTGTGTTTTATAAAAATTACTATAAACTTGTAATTAATTGACTTGGGATGTTATGCTTGGGAAATTCAATACTGAGGTCGCGAGGGCGGCCTCTTTTTTATTTGTCTCTGATTGCAGAGATAATAGCGTTTTTAATAAAAACATGCCAGGTTGAATCCATTATTGAGGCTTTGAATAATTCTGTCTCATTTTCATTCATATCCACAGCTTCCCCGTTGAATATCTTTTTGGCAATTTCATGCATTTCAATTGTGTTTGTGCACACATACACGGCATTTCCGACAAGTTGATGAATGCCTTTATTTTGATTCTCTTCCAGCAATTGGATATAATTATTACCTAACAAATCAATTGCTGATACATCTTTTACGTCAAAACTATATTTCATTTTAGGTGTTATTGGTTAAAAGTGTGTGTTTGAGTAATTTCTTCGCGAAATTCGGTAATCAGTGGCATTACCAATGTCAGAAAACTGGTATCGATATTGGATCCGTTAATATTCTCAAAATCCTGTTCCTTCGTGTTGTAGTTGATGGCTACGTTCATATACCTCCGATTAGCATTTTTTTGTACATACCCTTGTAGTATTGCCGAAATAATTTCGGGCTCCCTTTCTTTAGTAAATTCTGCTCCTAAAGAAACATTGATACCTTGTACCGTTTCTTCAGCTTTGGCTGTAATAGAATAATTAATTTCCATGTTTTTATAATTTATCTGTAATACAATTGTCCTGTTGATCTATCTATGCATAAGTAATAATTACTTTTACCATTAACGTTTTGAACATTTTTAAAATATACAGCACCGTTAAATGTAGATTTTCCATTTACCTCAACATCTCCGTTAAATATCGATACTCCCTCTTCAACTATTAAAGCCGCAGTTGGAGCCATCTTTTTACTATCATCAACATAGTCTATGGCTCTTAATTTTAATGCTGTTATTTTTGATAAAGTTGCATTACCGGAAGTATTTTTGGCTATTATCTCTAATCCGATTATCTCTGAGTTAGTTCCTATTGCTGTTATTATTCCGGCTTGTAACGCACCTGTTGAAGGGGCAAGTATGCCGGATCCTGATGCATATACAGAAAAACCATTTTTAGCATAACAAGAGCCTACTTTCGAACTCGCATTGAAATCATCTGATTTCAATCCATTGTTACTTAATTTCAGTCCGGCAATTTCTCCTTCTGTCGCTGTAATTTTTCCTGTAAACTGTCCGTTAACTGCAATAAGTTTCCCATCTGTTGTAATCTGAACATTCCCGTTTGCACTGATAGCTCCATTTAGGTTAATATTTTTGGCTTTGATGGTTGTGTTTGTTGCATCCTGATTAATATAGGAAATCAGCTCATTCCCGTTCTCCAGCTTCTTACTTGCATAAAGTGTATTTCCTTGCGAAGTAGTAATATATCCAGCCTTCTCAACCGTCTGTAATCTCGTGTTAAGACTGCTTACCGTACCGGATATGGAGTTATAGGACGTTTGCAGCTTTCCTATAGATTGATTCAGGACCTGATTATTCTTGTCATAATCCGTTTTGGTTACCCTTAGATCAATACTATCCTTTAATTGTGTTATCTGAGAATCAAATTCCGTCTTCATTACATTCGTAAGAACAGGCCCGATTACCGAACTCTGTGGATCTACATGTTGTCCACCATATCCCGTGTATCTGCTATTATGTTCAATTGGTACACAGTTATTCGTAATCCTGAATCTATATTTCCCTCCTCCGCGAAGTAAGATATATTCTTCATTGTTGTTCGTCAATTGTCCTATTGACCCGAATGGAATCTTCAATCCATTCGGAGAAGATGGATCTAGTTCAGTCCATCCCCATTGGGAAGATTCTATTACCCTCTGGACAGTAATAGAACCCCATCCGCCTCCGTTTACAGTCCACGCGCATAACATTGAGTATCCGCCACTTTCATGAGTTCCCCATGACACATTGACATAATCCAACGGGGTATCGACTTGTATTCTTGTCTTTATTGTAATATCAATTTTAATCGTCACCGGATAATACATATCCCGATTCCACTTTTCTGCTGTAAGATCAATCCATGTTTCACGATATGATTTAAGAGTTGCATATTCATTTGCAGTATCAATTGCCTCTTGTTTGGCTTCTTCCACTCTCTCAGAAACTTCGTTAACCCTTAAACTTATTTCTCCGTTTTCGGCTTTAATTTCGGTCAGGGTTTTCGTTATCGTTTTTATTTCTGCTTGCTGCTCGGAGAAAGAAGGAGTCCATACGGAAGCAGGCAGAAAACCTTCGACTAGCATCACTTCGGTGAACCGGACTGAATTCCCTGTGGTATGCCCGGATTCTCCAGCGTAACAAAGTAAATACCCTTCTTGAGCTTCAAAATCATTTTTGGTAATCAGAATACCACCGTTTTTGTCATAAAGATGATGATAAGTAGTCGTCAAGTATTTTTTAATAGCCTTATCATATAAGATAAAATCACACTTGCTAATATTGCCTGATAAGAATTCTATATTTTGGGCATTCACATAATAAACTGTATTGGGCTTGATTACAGGAATATACAGAGCTTTATATGCATAAGCATTTGTCCCCTCCCCTTCAACCGTAAACGGTCCTTTTGTCCCCTCCGCCAAATTAACGTTATTAGCCCCGGTTTGGTCTTCTGCTGCTACAGGAAAGCCTTGCAGGGGTTTATTGCCTTCGATTAGGGAGATATTGTAGATTAACGCATTAATATCACCATTACCATATCCACTATATATTTTGCTTATAGTTTTACCTGCCTCAGATATTACATTTGTTATTGTTTTAGTCTTTATATCTTTTGTAAGAAATACATTACTTCGTGTTCCATCGTCATATTCGATGTAAAATGCTAATCCAGTATTATCCGGATTAGGACTTTTGTGCTTCCATTCCACAGACAACACATATTGTGTATTTGCCTTGAATTTAATGTCAAAAACAGGATTATACGCTTCAGTTGTAATATTGTTAAACAACAATTTCGGTGCTACGTCCAAATATATTCCGTCTTCATCTTGTCCCCAGACCGCAATATCCTTGTTCTTCTCATTCCATCGAAGCATCATTTGCTTAGAAATAAGATTTTGGGAACCGATCTGAAGGTTATTTATTGCTTCTTTACCACCAATTATTCCTTGTTCTTTTGCAGATTCAGCTACATTTTTTATGGACTCTTCTGCATCTTCCCCTGTTTCGAATGTAAATTTACCTGTAAACCGATTCTGGTCAGGGGAAATGATAATTTTTGCTTTACCCTCCAGGGAAAAGGTATTTATCCCTTTATACTGAATAAAGGAAGGTGATCCTTCACCATATACAGAAATTATTATCGCATTTTGTCTGGCGGAAACGGTTTTATTTCCGATTGTAACCATGGAATCGCCGATTGCAGGGATATCGCTATCTGTATCACAATCTGATTTAGAGAGGTCAATATAATCATCTCCGGTTGCTATACATCTCCGCCAATAATACCGGTTACTGATATTTTCGTAAGTTCCTGATTTTATATTCGATTCCCGGCATTGCACAAAATCATCGGTGCGGAACAGATTTTCCACAGCTTTTTCTCCGTCATCGGCAGTAAAATAACAACGGTAAAAGCCTTCTTTATCTTCAACCATGGTACAGGTTGCGCCTGCCGGAGAGAAAATATAATTTCCTCCGGCATAAGTCTGTTTTCTGATCTCGAGTGCTGCAAATACTGCTTTATAACGTGCGAACATCTTATCTATTTCCAGATAGGATTTGCCGCTACTATCGCGCCTTATAAGGTTCATCCCTTCCCCTAAAGGGCCTGAAACAAAATTATCGGATATTATTTCATCAGTTGTTATTTTATCCGCTGTTACTTGTTTGAATTGTACGCTGTCTGTCTTCCTGACGGGTTGATCCAAAAGTTCAGACATTTGTTTGTTATTCCATTTTTCAGAATTACCTGCTTTATCGGCATAACCGGAACTGATTTTTTTATCCAGAAATTTCAGGTAAAGTTCATCGCGTACTAATTCTTCTTTCTTCCAATAATCAGTCAGGTCGATATTATTGACATCGATGGAAGCACTGATTGCTGCCTGAATAATCGCTGCTATGGAAATTCGCCGCCATTGGTTTTCAAAAGAGAATTGTGCCGGTAATACCAGATCGTCGGCAATGGCGGCGATCGGAAACTCAGATAATCGCGGGGCTAAAAAAAAAAGTTTATCACCGGCCGGAAATTCGAGTAATTCGGGGAGCATCTCCTGATTCCGGGTGACAAAACCATATTTACTCTGTAAAGAATAGCGGAACTCGAATGTATAACTGTTCAGTTCTGTCAGCCTGAACGTGTTTTCTGACTCTTCAATATAGATCTTCCGGAAAGAGTCAGTGACATGATACCTTTGACAGGATAGAAAGAAACCCCGAAGCCAACGAATATATTCGAAAGTGGGAATATACCCTGTATTCTGTTCGTAGATTACAGAAAAATCTATGTCTGAATCTGATGATTCGTCGTTTATCGTAGTGATATTACCGTTAGTTTCCAATTTTTCTGAGAAAAGTCCGGTAAAACAAACGGAATCCAATCCTCCGAGCGTATTTTCGAAGACATAAATTTGTGAATTATCTTTTGGGTGGGTTAATATATACCGTTGGATGTAGGTCAGACGGTTACCTGCTGTATTTTCGATCCACGCATCATAATAGCCGACCTGTTTTTCGAATTTGCCGTTGACTTTCAGAAAGCTCAGATCAATGGTATATAACTTTCCGGTTTCCATGTCGGCTATATATTTTTCTTCATTAGTGCCGTCGGCAAAATAAGCCCGGAGTTTTAAGCGGCACTGTTCCTGTGTGTAATAGTTTAAAAATTCAGGTTGCCAGGTGAGAGTTTGTTTCTGCTGTGGCTGAAGGGTTAGAAATTGCGATTTCAGGAAAACAGTTGAAACTTCGGCTGCATCACCTATACCTCCTTTGATTACTCTGAAAGATACAGTTGTGTCTCCGATATGTGCATTAAAATCCAGTACACCCCTTGTTTGTACAAAAACATCGGTATCCGGCAGGCAGATAGTAAATTGTTGTTCAATAACTTTTTTACAAGGTATTATGATTTTGTTGTTGTAAGCGGTATAAGTTTCAGCGATCAGGATTGTACTACCTGAATAAAGGGAGAAAGAAAGCTCTGATTCTCCTGTTATGATAAAATCTTTCAGATTGCCGCAGAAACTCAGGGAGTCGGGTTGTTGTACAATAGTCATGGCTTTATTTTTACTTAAAAATAATGACTGGTTTTACGGATATAAAGGACAATCAGGCCGGATAACACCTGATCAGGTATTCGGTGATATAATCCTGGTTTAATTTGATTTCCTGTTCATAGCATCTGAATCTTTTGTTATTTATCAGTAAGATCTTTGAGAAAAGTTGTTGGGGATTACTCAGGTATGTCAGTTTGTTTTCCAGTTGAAACTCCATTTCTGAACAGATCTGCAACATTATGTCTACCCAGTTCCGGAGATATTTGTCGTATAGATTTCCGTCACCCCAATACAGGAGCGACATATTGTTTTTTCCGGAAAATATCGGTTCGGGAGTAGCAATGGGGTAGGGGTAGTAAGTGTTGCCGGTTGTTACCGAATCGGGATCATATTTAATATAACCACGGTAGATGGCGAAGCGGAGTTCTTCCCTTATATTTTTTAAATATGCCTGATCGTTGTCGTAATCGGCGGCAACAGCCATGTGATGTATATAACCTAAAGTGATATTGGTACTGCTCCAGCCTACCGGAGCGGAAATGCATTCTATTTTCCGGGCATTTTCTTCATCACCTGTTATACGGTTCAGATCATCGTTTTCATAGTACTTTTCAAGATATTTGTCAGGAATTTCTTTGTCAGTAAAAACAAATCCCTGGTTTTGGTCTTCTTTGTCCAGGATATGTTTTTGCCAGCTGTCGGTGACTGTAACTTCGTGATAAGCGTCTGAATAATCCAGGGAAAGTATGGAAATACTTTTAGAACTTTCTTCCACAAAAAAGCGGCATCCGAATTTGTTTTCAATTTCGAGTATCAGATCGGATGTTTTGATATCCGGTACCCGGTCGGCATACCTGAAATTGGGCCGAAGGTTGAGCGGATTCATCGCATTGTTGCGGCAAACGACAATGATATCCTTGAATTGGCTGTCCCGGGTAAGATCGTTTCGTACGACCGTGTACCCTAAGGCTGTGGCAATTTTTTCAATCAGGCTATTAAGCCGGATGAAGGGAGCGAACAGACATTTACTGTTTTCACTGGCCTGGGTTTTAAATGCAGAATTTGTATCGGTTGCCGGTGTCAGATAATTGTAAAAAGGCATCCATAGGTTAAGATATATGTTATTGACATACGGATCGTACAGCGGGCATACGATGTAATCTTTTCCGCCGTGCAGACTCTCTGTAAAGGCTGTCATCATTTCCGGCAGGCCGGGGAAATTTTCCCCTCCCAGATCGAGGCTGGTAAGCTTTGAATTGCATTTTTCCCAGAAAGAGGTCTGGCTTTCGGTCAGGAACACTTCTATTTCGTCTCGTGTAAAGTCGGTCATGATGCATTTACCACGCAGGAGGCAATAAGGACCGAAAAAAATGGCGGCCGCATATTCTGTGGGGTGTATTTTCTCTGATATCCGTTCAGGATATCCGAATATATGGCGGTTGGCATTCAGGTTCAGGGTAATGGGATAGGTGGCGTCGTTATCCCGGTCTTCGAAGAAATAGTTGTGTAATTTGAGACAGACTTCCGTGTCGGCAGGCAAAGCGGCTTCCTTCCCGTCGATAATGATTTTCAGGCTCATGATCTTGTTGATATCTGACGTTCGTATTTTGTTGCTTTTTTCATTTTCTCATCAATTCCCCCCTTGCCATACCAGGGGATTTCTATTTTCTTTTCCTTGAGGGCTTTCATCATTTCCAGATTAGCCTGCAAGAGACGTTTGAATTCGGGGTCGTAAGTTTCCCGCAATATTCCGGTAGTCTCAGCTCCTGTACTTTCGCTCAGGGAGCCTCCCCGGGCCTTTCCGGAATATTGGGGTATATACCGGGTGAGATCAAGCCGGCCCACCGTACCGTTTTGCTGGGCAGCATCGATTACATCGAGAACCGGTTTTACGGTAGGATTGGAGACGGCTTCGTCATTTACCACAAATTCCCGCCCGGATTCTCCTGTGATTACGGTGGGGCGGTCGATATATCCACGCCGGTCCGGATCGTCTTTGGCCTTGAAGTGACGGCCGTCCTGACTGCGTACAACATTGATAAAACCACCCGACTCAGCACCCGGGAGGGGCTGGGCAGCGATGATTGCAACCTGCGCAGCTCCCATGGCCCCGACTACGGCTGCCAGTATGGGCCCTATGATAGGCCCTGCTTTCAGTGCAGCGGTTACGCCAACGGCTGTATTAATCATTGCATCGACAATTGACATGGCCTTTTGACGTTTAGCCTGTTTGTTTTCGAGCTCGGCTTTTTTAGCATCGAGTTCGGCGTCCAACTGAGAAACACGGGCGTTGTATTGTTCCTGGCTGATTTTACCGGCATCCAGTTGTTTGTCCAGGGCGGCTTTTTTGGCTTTGGTATTTTTTTCGTATTGCTTCAGCTGCTTCTTTTCTTTTGCAGCCATAAAGTCGTTTACCGTTCCCCATACACTCATCAGGGCATTGGCGGCGGCCTGCATTTCTTCGATGCCGTATTTCCCTTGCTCCAGGTTCGTGAAGAAAGTTTCCCACATTTCGGGGGTCATCCCCAGGATATCCACATCCGCTTTTGGAAGACCTGCAGGTTGTTTCGCATCCGTTTCCCCGCCCTCTTTTTTTTCTGACGCCTCTGCATACAGGCCGGAGAGCATTTCCCGGGCTTTCAGCACTTCGGCTTCCAGTTTTTCTTTTTCTTCCGGGGTGAAAATATTACCGGCCAGATCTATGCCCTCTATTTCCGTTGAGTTTAGGATTTGCTGGATTACAGCAATCAGATCTCGGGTATGCCGGATGGTCAGTTCGCGTTCTTCCTGCCGGTGCTTTTCCTGTAAATCTTTGCGTTCTCCGGCAGTCAGGGTTTCGTCGGCCAGGGCTTCGTTGTGGCGGATCCGGAGTTCGGTCAGTTCACGTTCGTAGCCGGCTTTTTTGGTATCCAGTTCTTTTTTTACAGCCTGACTGAGTTGTTGTTGTTTTTGCTTTTCGGCATTTGAGGTAATCTGTAAAATTTTAGCCTGGTGTTCTTTTTCCAGGGCTTGTAAAATTCCGGCATCTTCACTGTTCAGGGTAATCTGTTTTTTACCGAATAGTCCGGCCTTTTTCAGGCGTTCTTCATAGAGCTGGTCTTCCTGTTCCAAAGCTGATTTTGCCTGAAAAAGTATTTCTTCCCGGTATTTCTGCTGATTTTCCAAGGCTTTTTCCCGGGTTGCAGCTAAAAGTTCAGATTTTTCAATTTCTGTAGTGATTTCTTTTTCAATTTCATCTTCCCAAGCATTATCATCGAAATTTATTGCAGACCTGAAGTTGTATGTACTATTGTTATCGTCAGATTCTGCTGAAGTAAAATCAATTTTATCCTTTAATGCCTGAATATTCTGTAATTCTCTTTCCAGTTCTTCAACCCTTTCCCGGGCTTTTTCTACAGTTCTGGTGGCTGTAATGAAATATTCTCCGGACCCGATTGTATTGGCTTTATTCAACTCACTTTCAGACCGCGCAAGTGCCTGACGCGCTTTTAAGAGTTCTTCTTCAGCCTCCATCTGCTGCCGGACAAGTTCAGTATATTTTGCTTCATTGGCCTGCAGGCGGATACGTTTTTCGAGTTCTGTACGGTAGTCTGCTTCGTATTTTTTCAAATCCTGAAGACTGGCTCCGTATAAGGTTTGTTTGTCCACTACATCTGGTATCAGTTCGTTCAGGCGATCCACTAATTTTATCCGTTCTTCTGTTCCCGGATTAGTTTTCCGGATCTGTACCATCAGCATTTCCATTTGTCCGGTCTGTTCCCTGAGGTTGCCTGTATATTGCTGATCGATTTCATTCAGCCGTTTCTGGCTTTCTGACAGTTTGTCCGTGTTTTTAACCAGATCGATGATCAGTCCGATAGCCATAGAGGCTCCTGAGGCCAATAAACCCCAGGGAGTTTTTGCCAGAGCGGCATTAGCCGTTTTCATGGCAGTGATTTTTTGCCGGATAGCCGCGATATGCCGTTTTTCCGCCATGGTTGCAGAGCCGGTAACAAGCGTCTGGAGTTTCAGGGCTGCAATATGGGAGCTCATGCCTAAAATCCTGGCTTTTCCGATGATAACTGATTCTTTCCCGGTAGCGTTTCTCAGCAATTCTATGCCATGTAAGATTTTTCCCTTCAGGGCTAATCCCGTCAGAGCGGCAGTCAGCAGCGCTGCCGAAGTTTTGTATTTACCCAGAAGGTCTACCATCGGAATCAATACCTGTATCAGGGAAGCCGTTCCGGAAGTGAAGGCGCCGACCAGTGGAGTCAACTTTTCTCCCAACTCTATACGCAGCTGTTCCAAGCGGTTCTGTTGCTGTTTCAGGCGGGCATCGTTTGTGTCGGTATTGGTTGCGGCCTGTTCGATGGCTTTGTTGGTTCCGGTGACCGCTTCCTGATACCTGACGAATTCTTCCCGGCCATCTACCAGTACTTCCACCATCTTGGCATGTTCTTTGCCGAAAATATTGGCTGCCAGTTCGCCTTTGGCAAACCGTCCGGCCAATTCGTCCAGAGCGGCATTCACGTCAAAGACACCGTTGCGGTAGCCGATTTGTTTTGCTTTCATTTCCATCAGGACCTTATCGATGGAATTACCGGCAACCGCCGCTTCGCTGAATTTGGGGGCTGCTGTCTCGATCAGGGCAACCAGTTGCTCAAATTCCAGTCCCATCAGGTTTGCCGTGGTTCCGGATTTCTCAATAGCCTGGGAAAGGTAATTGATATCACCTGCTCCGGCCTGTGATCCTGCAGCCAGCACATTGATAAACCGACGGGATTGATCAGCGGATGCATTGAATTGGTTTAATGAATTCGTAAGAGCTCTTGAAGCCGGCTGCAGTTCCATTTCCGCCGCTTCTGACAGGATGATAGCTTCCTGTGTTACCTGGTTGAGGGCTTCCTTATTTCTGAGCAGTTCCGGACGCTGGGAACCGATCATTTTATAGGCATCTGTAATTTCAGTTGCACTTTGCCGGATAATGATACCACCGTCGAGAGTGGAAGTAGACAATTCCTTTGCCTGATCGGAAAGGTAATCCAGCTCACTGCCGGTTAGGCCGGTAAGAGAAGAAAGGCCTTTTACGCTTTTTTCAAAAGCGTTGAAAGAATAGAGGCTTTCGCGCAAGAAGTTTTTTACACCATTAAAAGCCCTTTGAACTATTCCCAATGATACTATCCAGTCGGCAACCGATAACCGTTGTTTGCGGATAGCGCCGTCCGTTGCTCCCATTTCCTGCCGTAGCTGTTTTTGCTCGGCGATAAGAGTACGTTTTACTTCTGTCAGTTTATTCCATTCCTCTGAGTTCCGCTTTATATTTTTACTATTCAGCCGGGCATCTACCGAAGCGATGGACTGCCGGAGGTCTGACATTGTAGCGCCGGAAAGGTTATTCAGGACAGCCTGAACGTCTACCGTTTCTTTCCGGAGTTGTTTCATCCGGGTACTCAGTTTACTGAGTTCCCACTCTGTTTCGGCTACTTTTCCGGCGTCATTCGCCTGATAGGCTTTTGCCAATTCTATACGGAGGGCTGCGGCATTTTTAGAAAGGTCTTTCAGCTGGTCGGAAGCCTGCCGGCCATCCAAAAGCACTTCTATACGGGTTTGTTCGGTTCCTGCCATCGTTTCTTTTTTCCGGCAAGTTACGCAGCCAAAGCAGGAGGGGAAAGGACATAAAAAGAGCCTGTCCAAATGGACAGACTCCCAACGCTTTAGTTTTAATTTAATCCCTCAATTTTTAACGAGGACTTACTCGTTTCCATTCTATCCAATACGTAATTGAAGTATTCTTCACGTGCCCGGCGGCATTTAGCCATGGTTTCGCTGTATTCCCGCCCTACACATATCATTTCCTTCATGGCTTCATCATAACATTCATTTTTCTGCTCATATAGCTGGGCAATCTGATCGCATTTTTTCGACCAGAATTCATAATTGCGTTTTAGCCGTTCTCTTTGTGAGAGATCATGATTTTTCCAGACAGTCATTTTAGCATTCATTTTCGCCCCCCTTTCCTGTTACGAATTTTGATGTCCGGTCAGCGTGTATCTCTTCCAGGATAACATATGCCGACATGATATTTTCCATTGCATCCCGCAGGTTAATCTCGAATTCGGAGATTTCATCATTGAAACGATCTGTCGAAGGCTTCAATTGCTTATCAGTAAACGAATAGGCTTGCAACATAACCCGGTTTTTCAGTTCACAGATTTCAGTAATAATCCCGGGGATTAGCTTCTGAAATTCAGTGGTTGATTCCGGTAAACGGATTTCGGTGATTTGTTCCGCCACCGTAGATGCGGAAGTGACTTTTTGATTCATAATGTTGTTATTTTGGTCATTTTAGGCACAGAAAAACGGCGTGCCTTTCCCGTTTTGACCAATCCTAACAACAGGGACCGCTATTACCATTAAGCAATAGCTATTCGGGGGTACACACCGTTATGCGTTTATCATGTGTTGAGTGATAGACATAAAAAATCCGCTGCTCGGATCTGAGGGCGGTCTATCTCCACCCCGTTGTTAGTTAATTGGTCACTGCAATGATACGGAAAGTTTTTGAGATGGCAAAATTCAGGGGAAAGAAAAAGCCCCGGCGAAAACCGGGGTGGTAAATAAAAATTCAGCTCATTTATAATGAAAATGAAAAATCAATGCATACCCAGATTAAAGGTAAAGTAATAACAAGCGCCCAGCGCCAGTTCCACAGGAATAAGGCTAAAACTATAAAAGCTATTAAAAACCACATTGAAACGAAAGCACTTAACAGTCCGATTCCTATCGTTATCAAAAAAATGATAGCGACGGTACGAAATTCCTTTTTGTTTTCAGGCGTCATAGATATCCACCTCCTATTTTCTGATTATAGTATCAACTATTTGATAACTTCAACTGATTTTCCAGAGCTTCTTTAATAAAGGCATTAAATCTCCTAGACTTATCCTATGCAGGAGTAAGCTCAACAGTCAGTCCCAGTGCAGCGGCAATCCTGTAAAAAGTAGATACTTTGGGCTCTGTCTTGCCAGTTTCTACCCGGGAAATATAAGATTTATTCGAACCTATTTTTCGGGCAAGTTCTTCCTGAGTCATATTAGCTTCCTTGCGGGCCTGTTCGATAATTTGACCGGTGTAATACGCATACGCTTCTTTTCTGAAAGCTTCCCTTTCAGGCGTACCTTCTTTACCATATAATTCGTCGAGTTCGGCACTGATACTTTTAATCTTCTTTGCTTTCATAATATTCCTCCTTTATTCTTAGTGCTTTCTTTATTTCATTTTCCGGGGTTTCCTGTGTCTTTTTCTGAAAACCATTAAATAAAACTACGATCCGTCCTTCATCGAAAATAAAAAATATCCGGTAGATATTTCCATTATACATAGCCCTTATTTCATAGAGGCCATCTCTGATAAATTTTACGAATTTCGTACTAATTCTATCTTCGGTTTGTAGAAGATCAAGTATATAATGAACCTTCTTGCGCTCAACCGCTGACAGGGTTTTCATGAAATCGTCATAATAATCTCCGAATGCTATTATTTTCCTTTTCATACAGCAAATATAACAAAAGTTGCCAAGTCAGGCAACTTTTCCGGAAAATTATTTTACAGCGGCTTCCACGTCTTATGATTATTCGTCCACCTGCCGGGAAGGGCACGGCGGCGGGCATAGTTCCGGGCATTACGCTCAGACTGCCGGACGGCGTACATAAAGCCCTTCATGGTTTTCGCCCCACCCATGATTTGGGAAAGTTCGTCCATAACGACTTCTGCAGAAGCACTGGCATACTTTTCTTTCATGATTTCTCTGAGCCGCTGGAATTGTGCCCACCAGTACCGTGAAAGCCATTCCTTAGGTTTACGCCGGGATTCCGTGTGCCGTCCGTCATTCCCCCAGCGGAATTCCCGGCCAACGCCCATGTCGACAAAGCGACCGTATAAATTGAACGACATGATCAGGTTGTAAATGTCATTCCCTTTGTCGGAAACCTGCAAACGGCCTTTTTGCAGGCTACTGCGCAGATGTCCCGCTTCGGCACCGAAACCCAATACATCCATCCGCTGCAGTAGCACTTTCATCGTGATTTCGCTCCAGGCGGTAACCGATCCGGTAAAATTACTGCCAGTCTGCCCCATTGTATTCCAAGTTCAGAGGGATATCCACAGTAAACGTAAAGAAAAGTCCGGCGGTACCTCCGGCAAACTCACCCGGGATCTCGTCGAAAGGGATGCTGTCATCGGCCAGGTAGGCAAGTGCTTCAAGGTGTTCCCGGTCGCGGATCAGCCGGGAAATAATTTTCCGGTAAATGCTCCGCATTTCATTCAGTATCCGTTCCCGGCCTGTCATATCGGGCCATTTTGATAATTTACCCAGTAAGAATATAACTACCGGCCGGCGTTCAAACCAGCCTCCGCCGTCTCCCTGGAAAATCATACCTTCCTGACTGTCATCGAGGGCAAAGAAGCGGTCGCAGCGCTTACTGTTCTGGAGCACTTCTTCCATTGCTTTCGGGTCGGATACCCGGCAGAATTCATATCCGGATGTAGCTTTCAGACTTTGCTGTATTCTTCGGACATATTCGGTAATATTAAACTCTTCCATGTTGTTCCAGTCGTTCGTTCATTTCTTTGATCCGGCGGGCTTTTTCGTCCATATCGTAGAGTACCCGCCACATTTCCAGCCGGGCAACCTCTTTTTCTTTGGTAATATCGTGTTCTGTCACGAGGTTGTACATGGCATGAATATTTTCCCGTAAAGAAACTGGTTCTGCATCATCCGAAGCTTCCCGGAACAGTCCCGGACATTCTCTGGAGACAACGTTCATTACCGTCCCGAACCAAAGAAAAACGGTATAACAGACATGTAAAGGTAAACAGGCGAACTCTTCCTGCCGGATGTTATCCGGATCCCATGGACCGGCCGGGTACATCACGGCACATAATTTATCCAGGAAATGCCGGTCTTGTTCCGGATCCTTGAATTGGTTGTAGTAAACCATTGCCGATATGAATTGCCCGAAACAGGCGTCATACATCAGGGTATTCAAAGCCTTCCGGCCAGCAAGCACTGGCAGCGGACTGAAGTTTTCCCGGTATTCCAATAAAAATTCACATTTCCGGCAAAAATCCAGGATTTCACCCATTGACATGGGAAAGGCTTTTTCTCCCTTCTTCCGGAACCGATAAACCGGATTCTCCCGGTCACCGTAACGGCCCGGTAAAATACATAAACCTGACAGGCATATAAATGCTTTCGTTAGAAAAGCATTCCGGGTAAGCCCCTGTAAATACAGAGAAGAAACGAACAGTAATTGACGTTCGGACAATTCTTCCCAGGAATGCGGCAGAATTAAATTTACAGTTCTCATATTCCTCCCATGATATAAATCGGTGAATCGGCTGAATTTTCGTAATTGTTTTGGTGACGTGTCCGGTATTCCTTGCTATTGGCATAGGTCGGATAGGCTTCCGGCCTGGCATCCATCAGGCTTACCGCTTCATCCCGGAAAGCATCGGCATCTTTAAGATTACCGGTTACGTAATTGGCCAGAGCAAACTTCAGCATGTTCAGCACACCGGCATTTTCTTCGGTGACGTCATTGTCCCGCTGTTGTTCGAGCAGCTCATCGATATATGCCCGGCTTACCCAACGGCCCAGTACACTATACATCTGAAGTGTCAGCATCGGTTTCAGCTTCAGAAATTCTTCCCGGCTTCCGGACCATTTACATAGCCGTTTCAGTTCTCTGGCCGTCATCACCAGGCAATCCGATAGCACCGAATACGCTTTCGAACCTTTCCAGGAGTCATGAAAGGCCGGGGTATCTTCCAGGTAATCTAATAAAACTTCTGTTTCATCATCCCGTTGCAGAGCTGTTTCCTGAATCAGGCGATTCACCCGCTCCCGGGAAGCCGGTGCCAGGTTCTGGTTGGAGACGACCCCAAAGCCGTTGGCATTCTGTACCAGGTCGAGGAAAGGAATAGCCCGATGATAAGCATCCAGGCTGATTACTTTACAGCATAGATCCGATAGTTCCTGATATTGTTCCCGCTCTGCATCAGCTTCCAGTTCTTCGTACAATACGCGTCCCAGGATTTCATTTTTCAGCCAGCGTTCGGCACTATCCCGAAAGGTCTCCATATCCCTCCAATCGGAAGCCGCCGCAGTCGGGATGTATCTGATAAATTGTTCTTTATTCTGCAGTATCATCTTTATCCTTCTTATTTTGTGAAATTTCCTTTGCATCGGTTCCCTGATCCAATGTTGTCAGCATAATATCGGGAATATCAAACTGAATGTCCCAGCCGTTTACATCCGCTACCAATACCAACGGTTCCAGCAGAAGATCTCGGACTGGCTTTTCGATAGCCTGTTTCATAGTAAATAACTCCCGCTTATCTGAACCCGACTGGGAACCTTTATTTTTACCAGGTGTTGCCCCGTTCAGGTGCGGATGTACGCCCTGGGCATAACACAAGAAATTAGCGGCTTCTTCGGCATCTTCAATCCAGTCTCCCCCTTCCTTCTTTGTATCAATGATGTTGATGCGGACTAATCGGTGTTCCACCTTATTCGGGTCAATGTAATAACCCGAAAACCACACTTTATCCCCGCTTTCAAGACCGGAAAGAAATTCCTTGATATTTTGGATCTCTTTATTCCGACGTTCCTTTTGCTTCTCCGGATCGGTTATTTGTTCACTTTGGAAGAGATACGTCCAGAATTCTTTATCAATTTCTACCTGGTAGCGGATCTTCATTCCGGACTTCATGTGTGCCTTTTTGACCTTCGGTACCATGACGCTCAGGTCATACCAGCCGGAACGAAGGGTTGACATCCAGTAGGCAAACGGATAATACTTATTGCCCGGCGTTGGGATACGCACCAAAAAGGCAAATTTTCGGACATTTGTTCTTAACATGCGTCCATCGGCTCCGGGGAGTCGCCCCAAACGCATCATCATGTCACCCCAGGGATCACGCATATCCAACAATTCGATGACCTCCGGATGTTCCGCACTTTCCTGATCTTCCCAGTTGGCATACAACACATGTTCTATCCGGCCGGTTGCCGGGTTACAGGTTTCCAGACGGATATACATGGCTTCCTTATGCACAAGCTGTACTACCTTGTTGCCTTCCTTATCGAGAATCAGTACTAATACGGCAAAGTTCCAGAACTTAATATCGGTAATCGCTTCCCACATCAGGGGGATTAACCGGTTGCGCTTAAAGAAGGTTGTGATTTCTTCTTCCTCTATGGGACTACCGTCTTTCCGGGTATAATTTACACCTCGCCCATAACAAGTCAGAACATTGAACAGCATGTTAGGGCTCATAACATCCGAATCGTATACTTTATCTCTGATTTGTTGCGGTAAATTATTGTCATATCCCCATTGTACATACCCACGGGAAGAACCTTTTACCGTTACCGGCTGAGTGGGTTCTTTATCAAACAGATCTGCTGACGAAACTTCGTTAATAATAGCTGCAACATCGGAGCTTACTTCCAATACAGATACATAGTCCATCATAGACACACCTCCTCTCCGTTCAGTTCAAAGATATTCCAGGCCCGGATCTTCCGGACTTCCCCGGACTGTGTATGCAGCAGGTTGAAGGCATTATTCTCATGATAGCTGGATGTACAGACCACCTGATCGGCTGTGATTATATTGCCTTCCTTGTCCCAGTATTTCAGGTTTACCTCCTGTTTGCTTTCCAGTATTTGCCTGGCTTTGTAGATAGATAACATAGTTCTTTTTTATTACGAAGATAGGGAAGGGAGAGCGGAAAGAAAGGACAGAGCGGTAATCGCTGATTACCTTTTCAATTACCAAGGTAATCGACTGATTGCCAATAGAAAATGCTGTCATATAACGTACCATTGATCCTATCGATTACCGGATTCATCGACAGGGCGGTGCGGGGTCGTGTGCGTGAAAACTGAAAAAAAGAGGGGTATTTTCAAAGTTTTTTAACTGAAATTCAGAAAGTTCACTTTTGGAAAACTGAAAAAGGTGCGAATCGGATAGAAAAAAGTCTGCCCGAATGGACAGACTCTCAATATTTCCAAGGTTTGAAGTTATTAATAGGTAGATTGCATACGGCTCTTTCGTTTAAGTATTATGCATCTGCTTTATTTTGTTCTGGATTAAAAAGTCTTACATAACATCCACCACAATTATTTTCAACAATTTTCGTAATAATGGTTTTTTCGAAAGTAATCATATAACAATGGTGTAGACTTAAAACTAAATCCTGTAATTCCTGATCAGATTCTAAATCAATAACATCTAAACCTACTTCTTTACATTTTTCTTTAGAAATGTGACGGCTATGAGTTTTGCTGTCTGCATTGTCTCCAAATGTTTTCTTTATTTTTGCGATTTTCTGCTTATCTTTTATCTTTTTCAAAATATTATCAGCCAACTCATCGGCTAGTTCGACGGCTTGTTGACAAGACCACAAAAAAGTCGGGTTATATTTTGAAATTATAGTTTGCCAAAGTCCTAAAGAATAAGGATTATTTCTAACATCTTCTTTTGCTTTATCAAATTCTTTTAAAACCGATTGACAAGGTACTCCATTAAATTGTGGGTCAAAAGGGCCTAAACATGATTGTTTCCCCATGATAATAGATTCACACGAAACTGAAATCATGGAGCCTGCCGACATTGCCATTTGAGGTACAATAGCCCGTATATTACCATTAAAAATAGAGTGTAAATAATCAATGATTTTTTCAGTTGCAGTTATGTCTCCTCCTGGAGTATGCAAAATTAAATCCAACCCTTTATCTTTGGGTAACTGATGAACAGCTTCCATGAAAGCGTTAATATCTCTATCATTAATAGCAAGATCAGGCACACCTGATTTTTGTAAAAATGATGAATAATATGCAATAATATTTCTTCCAGTTTTAGCTGCAAGCTGATGCAAATAATTGTTTTTTATTTCTACGATTTTATTTACTTGAGCTTGTCCTTCAGGAAAAGTATTGACTTCATCTAATATTATTCTCCAGCTGGGCATAATTATATATTTGTCATACTACCAGTAAAACAGGCAGCACTACAACCTATTTTACTTTCATCGTAAAAAGAAAACTGAACATACTCATCTCCTTTTTTCTCCCATTCTCCATTCAAAAGAGTTGTTTTTTGAAAACCATTCATAAACTCATTGTATTCGCGGATTATCGTTGGAATATTTTGACTTTTAGAGTCATCATTTTGAACATCAACCTTTTTCATCATAATTCTTTATTTGAAACTCTGACTTCCGATTAGAGAATACGATATTTATTGTGTCAAAGATATGAAAAAAGCAATCAAAGTAACAGGAATCTGATAGTTTTATATAAGAATTTAATAAATTTTGAACACTTCCTTGCTAAAAAGTTAGAAAAGATTAACTCATCACCGATACCAGTCCAAACATCGATCCGGATTGGTGGGGAAATTTGTTCATGCCTATGAAAAGAGTGTCCCAAGCATCGGTTCCGTCAGTACGATACTGGAGTAGGTCTTCTTCAGTTTCGGCGTATTTTTCACCGGACTTGTCTTTCTCGAAACCTTTGGTGCCAATCCGGACACCAGCTTGTTCCATAGCCAGAATCAAGGCTTCGTTATGGGCTTTGTTGATTTGGGGATGAAGGTAGTTTCCCTGGCCGATAAAGGATTCATTGATCATTTTGTGTTTTTCCCGGTGTGGCATAGGCTGGCCGATGTAAACCGGATAGACCCGCCAGCCCTGTTTCTGAAATTCATCCTGGACGGTAGCGGCAAAATCATCTCCGTTGACCGCATAGTTATTGCCAACAGCCGTACTATCGAAATAGTAGACAACTTCCCGGGTCCGGTGGAAACGGTAATATTTACAGAAATCCTGAATTACTTCCCGGAGTTTACGTTCATATTTTACGAAAAAGGAGTTCAGGGTACGCATTTGCAGGGAAACATCCTGACCACATACTATCCAGTTGATATTGGCGTTATAATCGAATGCGACGCAAATCGGCCGGTCAAAGTCCAAATCTCCATCCTGCAAGCAAGATTCATCCTGTAACTTATCGAAATTATACCCACAGTTATCCAGGTATGAATTATTGAAGTCGGTGTAGTAATGCTTTTCGCTCAGGTTGGAATAAAAACCTCCCAATAGTTTAGTTACCCGTTTCGACATGACAGAAGTCAGAAAAACCATAGGTGGAAGATCCCGCTTCAAGTCACGAATGTACTTTTCTCCGAGAAGAGCCAGATTCTGGATAGACGACCATTCCCGATAAAGGACTGCTACCGAACGTAGGCGGGCCATTTCGTTGACGATCTGCCGGTAATAGCGCTGCATGGAATCTGTCCAGCCTTCCGACTTGGCTTTTGTCTGCAGACGGAATTTTTCGACAACCAGGTACGCGATCGTTTCGATCAGCTCTTCATCCATCATGTTTTTATACACCAGGAACCACGATCCTTTTTTTGTGGTCGGCATATCGGAAATAATGAGTTTTGAACGGTACCACGGGCAATCGCGGAATTTGGGAGAATAACCACCCATGGCCGGAAAGGTTTCGTCTTTCAGTTTATCGAAGTTCAGGAATTTGGCTTCATCGAAAAGGCCCCAATCCAAAGTCAGTGAATTGGAAGTTCCGGGCCGGTCCTGGGAGATCAGCCGGAGGATAGTCCCGTTCCAGAAGATAACGGAGTTATCATAGCTGGCCGGAGGAATAACCGGTTCCTTGAAATTGGCAGATAAAGGGGGCTTTCGGCCGATGTAGTAATGTACATCGCGCTGTATGTTCCATTGCCGGAGAGCGTTCAGCGTACCAGGGAGCGTACGGGTCAACAGTTGCTGATAGGAAGTCCCGACCACTCCTCCGGAGCTACCTGGCATGTGTTTCATGTTCCGGAGAAGAAAAGGGGCCCCGAAACCGTGGGATTTTCCTAAACGACGACCACCGACAATAACGGTGGTATTGGCAGCGATATACATCGCTTCCATTTGGGGTGTATTGAAATATTGTTTCTTAATCTCTGGCGACAGATTCATAGGGAACGTCTTTTATTTCGATGACTTCGGAATATTTCTCTTCCAGTTTCCGGATCTTTTCTTCCAGTTCGGAACGGGATGTCCCGGTCAGGATTCCGGCTTCTACCGGATCGTTAGTCGGTTCGAAATCAGGTAGTTTAATCTGATCCCAGTCGAACGGATCTGCATCTATCTTATTCAGGCGGTTGATTTTTACCAGGGCTTCGGCTGCTGCGATTTTGGCTTTGGCCCTGAAAAAAGCGGATTTGACATCTTTTTCGGAATTGTCAAGGTCGCAAATTGCCTGTTTGACCATTTCGTTGGCGATATAACGATACCATTCTTTGGCGGCACGCTTGACGTTGCCCAGTAGTATCTGCACGTTTTTGATGTCCTGGTAAGCCTGGGTGACGGAAATGCCATAGGTGTTTACAAGAAATTCCCGCAGAGCCTTATCCGACATCCACGGGTTTTCCAGCCAGACGGTAAAAACGGACTGATACCGCCGGAGTTGTTCTTTTTGTTTTCCGGTCAGTTGTACGGAACTTTCTCCGAACATGTGATCGTGGAGCAAATCCAGTGTATTCGGTTTAGCCATCGAATTTCATTCCCAATTCTTCCAGTTCTTTCTGATTTTCCGGGTCAAACTTCTCCCCGGCAGCGAGTAATTCGTTGATCCGGCGTTGCATGGCTTCCAGTTTCTTTGCCCGTGACGCTCCGGACAAACCTGTTACAGCCTTTTTACCTTCACTGAGGTATTTCCGGTTGGCGTTGATCCGCTTTTCGTCTACTGTGACGGAGGAATTTTCCTGGTTTTGTTCTTTTGCCCAGGTATCGATTACGTCCCAGTTGGTCCGGATTTGTTTTCGGTAATTTTCCAGCTGCCCGATGAGCGGGGCGCGCTGATCAGCGTCGGCCAGTAGTTTCAATTTTTCGTGGAGGGTCCGGGCAAGACGGTATTTTTCGGCTGTTTCCTGCCATAGTTGCCGGAGATGATCCGGTAAATCATCCGGATTTATTCTGGGTTTTCCGGTGAGTGGTGCCGGAACAGACTCCGGAGCTGTTTCCGGCAGAATGTTAGCCGGGGGAACAACGGGTGGTTCCGGTGTTTTTGACAGTTTGCGTAATTCATATTCCAGTTTTGCCGGCAGGGGTTTCCGGGAAAGGTTTTGCAGGAGGATCCTGTTTTTGGAGTATTTTGCCAGGAGAGCCAGACCAGAAGCATAATCCCGGTTTCCGGCCAGCCATTCGTTAATTGTCTGCATGGAGTATAGCATTTAAGTTTTCAGTAATGTATTTCAGGTTACGGGATGCCCGGCAATAAGCAATCAGCCGGACGTTTCGGGGTACGTAACGTTCCAGCAAGTGGATACCGAAATCAATAGATTTACGCCTCCGGAAAGTCTGCCAGTCCTTTTTCCGGTCGCCGGTAATTTCCGGGAGCGGACTTGTTGCTATTGTTTTGGAAGTTCCTTTTTTAGCCATTGTTTTTATTTTAAAGGTAGAACAGGGAGCGGAAAAGGGAAAGGACGAAAAAAGAGCCTGCTGGTTGTCGGACAGACTCTTTATGGTTTGCGGAATCCAGACTTACCTAAGCCATGGTGACTACTTTTTCTTTGAACTGACGGATGAGATATGCTTTCAGGCGTTCCAGGGAATAGGCTTTGGCGTAGAGGTAGCGTTTCTTGGCTTTCGCATGGGCGATGAAATAGTATTTGCCGTCGATGATTTTCAGTTTCCTGACAGGGGGTAGTTGTCGCGGAAGAATTGAATGAATGGCGTGCTTCCGTACTTTCAGAAACACGTTTCCGCACTTTGGTGGTTGTTAGGGTTGGTTCCATAATTCGGTGTTTTAAGCATTTTTGCAGGCACAGAAAAACGGCGTGCCTTTCCCGCGCTTAATCATCACCGAGGACTTATAGTAGCCATTAAGCTACTAAACGGGGGTACACGCCGCATGCGTTTATCATGTGTTGAGTGATAGACATAAAAAATCCGCCAACGGATTGAGGGCGGTTTATCTCCGACCTCGGTATGATTAAGCACTGCAATGATACGGAAAGTTTTTGAAATGGCAAAATTGTAGGAAAAGAAAAAGCAGGCCTAAACCTGCTCTGTTTCATTTGTCATCATCGTCATTATCATCAGATACTAAAGTCGGTTTCTGAACAACTTTATCAAACCCCCCCTTCAATCCGAATCCTCCTCCTAAACCTGCAATAAATGAAAGGAATGCTGGAAAATACTGATCTTTATATACTAAAATTATGACCATTAGAGCAGATATAAGAAGAAGTGCTAAAATTCCAATATAACGAATAGTCCTCTGACTGACTGTCGTAGATTCTATTATTTTAGTATTTAACTTTTCTGTTACTTCAAGTCTTTTGTTATGGAATTTAAAAGCATTATCTTCATTCTTAGACATAATATCCAAGAGTTTATCCCTTTGTGAGTCCGTAAATTTAGAAATATCTAAATTATCCCGTGAAGAACGTTGCATTGCCATCATTTCCAAACTTTGAATCATTCCCTTCATTTTAGAGGTATTTTTTACCTCTGGCATTATTTCTGCAACAGTTTCCACTTGAGGATTTTTCTGAATTTTTCCCTCGTCCGATGAAACTGTTTCTTTTTTACTCATTTGTAAATGTATGATTTAGCTGTTTAAAATACATGATTTTATCATAGTATTTATCTTCTTTACAAGAATCTTGCCTTAAAGCACACGTAGCAGCCCACCACAAATATGCCCCAAAATTAGATACCTTATCTTCTAAAAAATAAGTCATTTTTTTCTCTAAATATGCCTTATTAGCTAAATCCAACAGTGTTTCATAGTCTTTCTCTGAAAGGTCATGGGCTTGGGCATATTCATCAATAATTTCTTTAAAAGAATCAAATGCTTCATCTAGAACTCTAATTTTTAAATTTTTAGAGGCATTTTTATCTTTTACTTTTTCCATGATTGTTTCGTTTTCTGCCATTTGCAACAAAAATATGAAAAAATATTATACTTCTTCTCTAAAATAAATATAAATATTCATATAAATAGCATTCTATTATATAACAAATATAGTCAGATATACATCAAAGTATCTTGGCAAGTTTGTGTTTATCAACCTTACCTCCCATTTCTTTTAGTATGAAAAGAACTGCAGCAAGTGCTTTACGTTCATTAAAAGGGAAGCCTGACATAAGTATAGGGTTATCTGTGACTGTTTCTCGACACAAAATTATGACAAAAAATCCATATATCAAACGGATAACTATAAATGAACAAAAATCCCGCCACCGAAGCAGCGGGATTCATCATCATGAGAAACGCAATTTTACACGGAATCTTCCGGAGGATCTGTAACAGAATCCGGCGCGTTCATGTCACCTTCAGAGGTTACAATTTTTCCGGTATAGAATGGCAGACATTCATCCGTAGCTTCGACCTCGATGGTGGTGGCTTTTTCGGAAGTCGCTTCGGAACCGAGGTTCAGGGAAACTTTGGTAATGTTGTCGAAAATCGGGGAACCGACTACCCGGTATTTTTTCTGGTTGTTCATATCCTGCACCAGCCATACCAGGTCGTCCCGGTTACCGTAGCGCTGCAATGCGATTGCCTCTTCGTCGGTTCCGGCATGCTTCACCGACAATTTATTGAGAACGGTCGTTGATTCGCGTTCGCCCTGAGGCTCGGATGTCAGAGAGTTTTTCCGCTGGATCACATCCACTTTTTTCCATTTCGCATCCTCGGCCAGTTCAAAATTACCAGTGTAGGTGGAGCAGGCAGCGGCTGTTTCGCCTTCATCGGTTAATACTGGCCACTTGACGATATCTTTTTTGTTGATAAAGTAAGCGACACCCCGGAGGCCAGGCAGATTCTTCTTGCCCTGAGCCCAATTTAAATCCTGATATAAAGACATAGTTTCCTCCTTTCTTATGAACCGATAGAATCTTTTTGTTCTGCAACCAATAACCTCTCTTCTCCGATGTATTCGTAATCGACTCCAAAGAACAAGGCAGCAACGAACTGCAGCAGGAAGGGATTATCACATTCGCGCACGCGGATGGTTTCTTTCTCGACACCGTTCCCGTAACCATAAAGCATATTGGATTTAGTGGTTAACTGGAAAAATTTGGAACCTTTTTTCGATACCAGCGGTACCAGCTCGCACATGTTCTGGGAGCCTTCTACGAAGGTTTTGTCGAATGCCTTGTTGTAAGGCGCTGCACCGACGGTCAGCTGATAGTCGTCGCAGTAAGCGTCGTATACCGTCCGGGGAATGAATAGTTTTGTTTCTTCGTTCTTCAGTTCATCCGAAGCGGCCCGGTAGACGGACTTCAGGATATCTACTGCATTCTGGGAGGTGATTTCCTCTATTTCAATATAATTCCCTTTGGCTGCACTGATGTTGCCGGCGGTAATTTCTTTCTGGGTAATGGTGTCGAAACCGTTGAACAATTCGGAGGTTTTCGTACCACTTTCGTTCCGTACAGCAGTGAACAGGCTGTTGTTCAGCTTTTTCATCAGGGTTTTCATGATCTTCATCAAGATCCCCTTGTGGATCTGTTCGTCTTCGATTTTTCCTCCTTTGGCATACAGCTGACCGTAAATGGTGGAACGGAGGATGTTCGGGGCGAACTCTTCGACACAGGATCCCAGAAATGTTTCCAGCGTACGGGCATCCAATCCGACGTTTTTACCGGCATTTTTTTCACCATTGTACGGACGGAGCTCAAAGTCACCGGTCATCCAGCTGGTGGTCTCCTTGTGGATTACACCGGGACGGCCTGTCATGTGTACCAGGGCTTCCGTCACCCCTATGGCGGGAAGCTGTAAAAGTTGTTTCCGGTATTTTTCTGCGGAACCAATCAGTTTTTCAGTAATTGTATTTGGCATGGCATTAAAGATTTGCAAAAAATTCGATGTCTTCTTTACTCAACCGGTCGACGGTTTCTTTCCTGGTGTCGTCGGTTTCTTTTTTCAGTTCGTCGGAACGGTCACCGGGAGCTTTTTTCAGATTTTCAATCTGTTGCCGGGCTTCTGACAGTTCCGTTTTGGTTGCTTCGTGGGCTTCCTGTTCTGTTTCTAAGGCATTTTTAGCCGTTTCCTTCTCTGTTTTCAGAGTTGTATTCTCTGTTATCAGATTTTTGATGTGCTCCAGCACATCTTGTTCCGATGCCTTGGCATCGATGTTACAGATTTTGATCAGTTCGGATAGATTCATTTCATCGTTTGTTTTGGTATTTGTCAAGAGATTATTCAGCCAAGAGAGTACGTTGAACCGTTTCGGATCCGGTTTCATCAGGTCATTAAACTGGTTGACAATGTCGGAATAGGTCATCGAGGTAATATTCTCCGGTACTTTGGCTTCGCGTTCTTCGATCTCATCGATCAGGTTTTCTGTTATTGCTTCATCAGCACTGAGCCAGTGATCTTCGAAGTCGAAGTATTTTGATTTGATGTCTTCCTGTGTTTTTCCGGATTTCGTGCAGATGCAGGTAATCAGGGATCCCTTCACTTTGTCCAATACGGTCAGGTAGTTTTGAATATCCCTGGCAGTACCGTATACTCCACCCAGGGGAGAATGAAGCATCAGGAGGGCATTTTTTGCAGAATGTACGGTCTGTCCGGCCAGCAGAATGACGGCACCCATGGAAGCGGCCAGTCCGTCGTTATAGGTATGGACATCAGCCTGGGAAGAATGGATTGCGTTGAATATGGCCAAGCCGTCGAATACGGATCCGCCCGGAGAGTTGATCCGGATGTTTATCCTGGAACAGGTTTTTTCGAGTTGCTTGAAATCGGTGACGAACCGTTTGGCTGTAATGGATTCCTCCCACCAGCTGTCGCCGATCACTCCATAGATCAGGATTTCGGCTTCTCCGGCAGATTTGTTGCTGATTTTATAATAAGATTGTTTCATGCGGCTGAAGTGTAACTGACTGTCAATATTACAACGGGAGCCGCCGGAAAGAAAGGACTATGAGTCGAGCTCGATGCAGGGTGATTCCCAGATTCCTTTGCCCGAAAAGTTTACTTCCGTGAGGTTCGCTTTTTTAGCCGTACCGGGTAAACTTCGTTTTATGGTCCGTATCAATGGATAGACCAGCCAGGAATATCCGTTGGCATCCGTGATGACGGCAACGACTTGGTTATGGGCATAGCGGTCCAGCAGGGCAGAAAGCTCCGGACGGAGTTTGGATAGTTCGAATTTCAGTTTTTTCTCGAAGCAGGTGCCGGCCTCCGAATCCTTTTCGGTTTCTTCGAAGGAACAGGATAGGGGTTTTATGCCGGGAATGACTTCAAAATGGTAACCCGTGTGTAAAATGGACGATAATTTTATCCGGGATACCGGGTAAGAGGGTAGCTGACAGTTCCGGAACAGGGCCAGGCGGACGGTGGTGATAACAGAAAGATTTCGCATCGGGACAATTTGTTGTTTTTGCGCAATGTTTTAGCCTATGGATCCGGCAAAAACACTGAAATATTTTATATTCTATTAATTTACAATGCTTTGCAGGTCATCGAACACCAAGCGGCGTATTTTTTTCTGATTCCGGTAGTCAGATTTTTTCACAGCCTCGTAATTGAGTGATGTGTTTTTGATGTTATATGCCTGGAGAATGGCTTCAATGATTTGCTTCTGGGAATAGTTTTTCCGGTAACCGGCTTCAAACAGGATCCGCATTCGTTGATTGAAATCTGATTCGATATAGTCCTGAATCTTTTCTTCACCCCATCGTGATATATAAAGGAAACGGGATCCCAGGATATAACGATTGGATTTAGTGACCGGAATGATAAAAAGGGTAGGGTGTAAACCCGGAAGTTGCTTTCGGGGAAGATCGGATGTCAGAATATGAGAATATATCTGTTTGCCGATATCATGGGAACGGCGAAGGATGATGTTTCCTTCGTTATCCACCCCGAATTCATGCCGGCAATAGTCTGCCAGATGGGGAGGAAGATCGATCGTGATGATGTTTTTGGTCATGGACTTTCTTTTATTGTATAAAGTTATAAAATCGGACCTTCTGGCGAAAGTACGGAGAGAAGTTTAACACGTTAATTCAGTTTTTACCGGAAAAAAGTGTAACCGTGTATCCTGAGTGAAATTGTTTTTGTAAATGGTTGTTATACTTTGTGTTAACTCCAGCGGTCCGGTTATTTCCATTTTGTAACCAGAAAAAAAGCAAAAATGTAACCTTTTGTAACCTTCTGTTGGTTACATTTTATTTTGTAACCTTGTATTCTTTAAAAAATAAGAATGTAACCTTGTAACCCTTGTGTTTATTGGAGTTTCAGCGAATGGATACAGAGTTACATTTTTTTCCGGCATTTTTTTCTATGGGGAAATGGGGGAAGCTATTAAGATCAAAGAAAATCCCTCTCCTGATCGATAGGAAGGGACGGCAATTGTAACTATACGGATCAAAGTATCTGTGGAGGCTCTGTAAAATAAAACCCGGCCAAGGGGGCCGGGCATCCATGTCAATGAAATGTGCTGTCAAACAATCAAATCAAAGCGACACAGAAATAAGTTCTCTACCTAATTGGTGTAAGGCATTTTCTATTTTACGGACCTGGGCTTCCCGGGGTTTGGAAAGTCCGTTGGCATAGTTCCACAATTGTTTCTGATTGATACCGGTCAGACGTTCCAGGGCCGCGTTGGTCAAAATACCGGAATAGTATTGCAACAGGCTTTGAGTATCGTATTTGTAAACTATTTCATACTCTCCTTTCAATATATCGGGGATCTGATCCGGTGAATTATATTCCTTAGTAAGCCGAATGGCTTCTTGGATATTTTCCCTGGTGGCTGCCACTGTGTCACCGGCACCGTAAATGCCTTCACAATTTTCAGCATAAGCGCCGAAGCTGTCTTTGCTTGCACATATTGTAATAATTAGTTTTTCCATAGCTTCCTCGTGTTAATATAACAGTTATTTAATGTTCATTTCCCTGCAGATTTTCTTTCTTAAGGGTTCCGGGATTTCTTTTGCTCCGTGGTAAGGGATCGGCTGCGATAACTTACCGTCTCGTATGTAGAAATAGTGGCTCCCTTCTGCATGATGAAATTTCCAACCATTTTTTATAATCTTCCGGTGAAATTCTGTATACTTCATGATATTGATTGTTTGACATTACAAAAATAGAAAAATTTCCATTATTTGCCAATGAAGGATAGAAAAATTTCCATTAATCAGGCTTGTGCGAATATTTTCCTGATTTAGATTTTAAAATCAAAGTTCTGTTCTATAATGATTGTTTATTAAAAAAGTTCAATACAATTCCGGAAGTCCTGAGACATCCATCTTGCGGATCCGGGAATAGTCGCTGGTAAATTCGATTCCGTTACTGTAGGCACGACGTGTTGAAGTGATATATTCTTTGACTATTTCTATAAACATATCCTTGTTCTCTGCCTTGCAGATATGGTCGATGATGTACACGGAACCGACAGGCATCCGGTCAAGAAAATCAATGACCTTTTTCCGATATATTCCGGGCGTTTCCATCAGAACGGTTTATCTTCTTCTTTCAGTTTTTCTTTCATGTTGTTTTCGGTTAGTTCTACCGGATCAATGGCTTTGGTTTTAACATAGATCATATCTTTGGGAGTACCTTCAATCTTCCGGGTGATACGTCCTTGGGAGTTCTGGAGATCCTTCGGATTCAGGGTATATCCATTGTAAGCACAATAGGCTTTCAGGGACTTGGTGAATTTGTTGGTTGTCCAGCGGGTTGTTTTTGTCGACTTTACAAAGTCCTCCAGGGCTTCTTCGCGGACAATACATACATTTACATTGTTTCCTTCCGGATCAAAGTAGACATCGGCCCATTCTTTAAAGTTCGATCCCATGTCGGCAAGCAGTTTACGCAGGGTTACATCTTTCAGCGGAGCATCTATTTTCCGGGGGGAGGGGACCGAAAGATAGAACCTGAGGCACTGGGCGAAGAAATTGAGGTCGGCATTCCATTCCTCTTCGTTGTAATCGTCAAAAAGGTTTTTCCCGAAATCGTCGGCTATTTTCCGGGTTGCTTTGTAGTTGTTGCGTTCGGTTTTCTCATGGTAATAGTCTGAAAATGCCGTATACAATACCCGGGCTTCGGTGGAATCGTCCGAGTTCCGGAGCGGGAAATTGGATGTGAAGCAAAACTTCGGGGATTTGCTGAAGGGAATTTCGTACGACTGGTTGTTTTTGGGGTTGACGGTCATCACGCCGGTAATCGTGTCGTAGAAGAATTCAAACGGTAAATACCGGTCGGCATCATCTACCAGAATATAGTCTGTGTATTCCGTCACCCGGTCGTAAATGTGCGGATTCTTTGTAATCTCCGGATTCCGGCCGGGCAGTGTGACCGATTTCTTAAAGATATTCAGGGCAGAAAAACAGAATGATTTACCACTCCGGCCGTGGCTTTCTTCTTCCGGGCTTATTTTGTTGTCGATGGCAAATACTGCCCAGGGACGTGCCCGGTTCTTGTATTGGTGGAGCAAATACCCGATTGCGAACATTTTGTTGATGAGATGTTCTTTCTGATCGCGGATCTCCTCCGGAGAAAGTAATTCCCCGTCGATACAAAATTTGTGTTCCTGCAGGTATTTTTTCCGGTATTCCGGTTCCTTTTCTTCCAGTCGGGTTTCCAGTTCCGTTTGCCAGTGTACCCGGCTGGCATTGATCAGGTAGCAGAAAAATAAGCTGTCCTGATTATAAATTTCGATATCATAAGTATCATTATCCTTATTCCAGGTGATCCGGAAGGGCTCAGGAAGGAGGCGGAAATTGTGCGGGATTACCTTTTCTTCCCAAACGCACTGTGATGTATCTCCGGGCCGGAATTCCCTGATTTCTTCTCCGGTGACTTTTATGGTCTTGTTGCGGAAAAACAGGAACTGGGATTCGGCATCATAATCGGTAAAATCCAGTTTCAGCTTCTTCAGTCCTTTCAGGGTGGCTTCGGAAAGCTGATTAGGTTTACGAACCACATTGCGGAGAGGAATGGGCAGATAGCGTTTTTCCATGAATTCCAGCATGAAATCTTTGATTTCTTCGGGTTCCACTTCCCGTACCACATTGTCTTCGACACGGACAAAAATGCTTTTACCTTTGGTGTTTTTATATTCGATGCGGCCGAAGCCGTTTGCATTCAGGAAGAACAGAGCGTGTTCATCGTTGAAGTAGTATCTTTTTCCGTCCTCCTTTGTCACTTCATCCCAGAAACGCAGGGGCATGGCTACATTCATCAGTTTCTGGAAGTCTTTCCGGTCCGGATAGAGTTCTACATAATCCCGGAGATCTTTCCGGGGTTTACCGCGGTTGTCCTTATATTCCCGTAATGATTCGGGCAGCCAGATAAAACGGATATCCAGGTATTGCAATCCCAAACGGATGGCTGACCGGATACCGGTCTCGTCGATGTCCGGAAGAACGTATAAAGTTTCCACGCACCGCATAATCATTTTGTATTGGGATTCTGTCAGCCGGGCTGTCTCGGAGTTTAGCCAGAGGACGTGATAACCAAAGCCGGCAACGTTGAGCGAATCCCGGTCGCCACTGCATAAAACGGCTTCCGGAAGTTTTTCTATTTCTTTTTCCTGTTCCCGGCCTTCCGGATCTTCCCGCATTTGTTTGTTCCGGGAATCTTCATACGCTTTCTGGAGCTGGTGAAGGCCGTTGATGTAATCCTTCGGTTTATTGCCGGCATAGGAAAAACGATATTGCTTTTCCGGATTAAGCGGCTGATAGATTTTTTTCCAGTCCTGATGATCGAACAGGAAAATAGGATAGTTTTCCGTTGCGCGGGTGATCCGGGCTTTCCGGTTTTTGATGTAGGTAAACGACATGAGGGAAAAGACGTAGTATTTTCTGCAAACATCTCTGGTTACCTTAGGACCGAGAACCTGTAATTCATCGTCGGAAATGGTGTCGTTGACCTCAAAGGAATAGCTGCCTTCTTCTTCATCGCTCCGGGCGTCCCGGTATTCCACATCCGGCTTATTGATATTCTGCCTGAGGGCACCGATATTGTACCGGCCGGCTAAAAGGGCTATCGCTTCGCGGAAGCTTTTTCCTTCTTCCCGGGCACATACCTGGATACCGTTGCGGGGGACCTGGTCGTCTCCGAAGTCGGTTACCAGCCAATTGCCGTCAGCGGCTTGTTTCAGAGAAGCTGAAGGCGTTCTTTCTTCCCGTATCTTGAATCTCTTTTCCCTTGTTTCCAAGGCCTGCCGGGCCTGAGGATAATAATACAGGATGATATCCAGGCCACCATTTGTGGCATCCAATATGTTTTGCTGTTCTACATACATAGTTACGTTGTTACATTCATTTTCCTTGAATTTTGCTGTCCTGCTCTTTCAGATTCCACATGTATTTGGGAATCGTTGTCAGGAATCCGCCGATTTCTGTCACCAATTCTGCGGCCGGTACTTCACATGCAAAATGGTATTCAAATATTTCACCGCTAAATTGGAATTTTCCGTTTTTCTCTTTGAGGACATATCGGTCAAAAAGAATTAACAGCCCATATAACTCACTGTTTATACCGGCCGTTTTCATTGTTTTTTCCGTAATTTTTCCTGACATATACATAACAGCGAAGTGGAGATGTTACCGTTTTATGCTTCAGAATGAATGTTTCGAATCCCCATCGCTGAAGATTTTTGCAAATAAACTCTGCTCTGGCCGGATCTCTTCTGATTGTTATATATTCCCAGTTGCGGGAGAGTTCTTTTTTCATTGATAGTTGATTAAAACGGTTTTCTCTTTATTTGTAAATTTGTTTTTGTTTTTGCCGGATTTCTGCTAATGAACAATCCAGCTCTGCATCCCGGTCTACTAAAGTTCCGGCAATGGCTTTTACTTCATTCACAGACATTTGTTCTTTTATTGTATTGGGGATCGATTGGATATAAGCCACCTGTGTTTTGGCTGTGTCCACTACCGTATTCAGTAAATCTTTTATCGCGCCAGCTGTTTTTACATCGATATCCCCGCTTTTCAGTTTCCGGATAGCGTCCATAGCTTCTTTCCGGACATCTACCAAAGTAATTCCTGTATTACTCATCTTTCCTGAATTTATTTATTTGACGTTGTAGTGCTCCTTTTATCCGGATAACCCGCTGCAGTTCTTCCGGATACCGGGCATACATGCTATTTTCCTTTTTTAGTTGTTCTGACCGGCTGATCAGATATAAATTATCCGGGGTCAGATTCTGCCGGTTTTTGTCCCGGAACTGGACGTTATATCCCGGAGGAATAATCCCGAAATTCTCTTCCCAAACCACCCGGTGCTTTAATCTGAATTTGTTGGGTTCTGCAACTTTCACCTCTATATAGCCATCTGCATTTATTCGTTCATATCCGATCGGTTTATGGTTGGCCGGGATATTTCCTTTCCGGAACATTGTTTTTCGGGCTTTCTCATAAACATTTGCCGGCATTTTCTTTCCCTTATTCGCCGGAATATTTCCTTTGGAAAAACGATAACGTCTTCCGTTATTCTGTAAATTCACGGCCAACATTTGCCATTGTTCCTGCATAAATTCCGGGCTTTTCTTCAGTCCCAGGATTTTTGCGCGGGAATATACGCTCCGGAGGCTTCTTCCCAGTTTTTCACAGATTGCAGAATTCGATTCAGAAGAATAATGTTTTCTCATAAAATCGTCCTCTGTATTAGTCCATTGTTTGCCGAACATAACGAGTTATTTTAAATCGTTAAATATTTAAAAGATGGTGATCGATTATTGTTTCTGGTTTTATTTCCAAAAATTTCAGAATAAACATAGAATCGTTTATAAAGAGTTCCCGATCGTCAGGAAAATCCTTAAACTTAAATCTTATTTCAAGGGAATTATTCTCGGGTTTACACCTGCGATTTGTTTCGTTGGCTTTCTGCATTCGTTCGTCTACCGATTTTTTGTATTTATCAAAATCTGATTCTTTTAACAGAAAACGGTCATCGACCCGTAATAATTTATCGATATTCTTTTGTAGTTTATTTTTCGGGACTCTGGTAAGAGTGTACTTTATCATGTAAATTTTCTCCATAACTCAAATTCTATAAGTTAATCACCAATTATGACACGTCCTATGCTTTTTTGAGGGCCGGTAAAGTTTGAGAAGTTGACTAGATCAGTATTTTGGTATAGTTTGATACCAACTTTTCGAAATCTTTCATAGTTTCTCCGGTCTATGGGATATAAACCCCAGGATTTCATGTCTTCATTTAATTCTCGAACAGAATGACTGAAATGGCATAAACAGTTTTCTGCACCGTAACGATGTGTAAAATCGTTTGATTGAAAGGCTTTTTGATTTTTCGAAATATGGATGTTCAGGTGTTCAAGACAACGAAAATTTAATCTTAGTTCTCCTAATCTTGAATATTCCTTTTCTTCCAGATAGGCCCGAAGTTCTAATTTATAGAAACCGAAACCTCCCTGTTCATGGTTATAGAAGTAATGTATTTTCATATTTGAAGAATTAGAGGTTAATATCAAATTCTGGTGTTCTGGCAGTTGCTACAAATGCTTTGCCGGCATTATTCCAGGTAACCCTGATGCCCCGGTTATTTTGCTCGACAAATCCGACGATCTCTTTTACATAGAGAGAATCAGGAAGATAGTTGACTGTTGAAATCAGGATATTGAGATCCGATTTCCGGATGGCGTTTTCAAAGTCAGAGACGCGGTAGTGTTGTTCTTTCTTTTTCATGTTTTGATGTTGGGAATTAATTGACCGGAGAGGGGATTCGAACCCGGATAACCTTCTGTCAGCTGTTCGCGCGATAGCCGTTGTCCTTACATATTACGCACCTGCGATCTTCTCCGGAGGATGTCCCGGCCATGACGCTACGGCCGGGACTTTGTGAAAGAACTCACCGCTTTGGACTTTCCCCGGTGCGGCATCCGGAGGTCACTCAACACAGACTATATTCCTAATTCTGTAACTATTCCGATGAGCGCAACGGCATTGGTTACATTAAACTTGTCTTTTAGTTTTTCGATCCGGCTTTTGACGGCAGGTTCGGAGATACACAAAGAGGCTGCAATCTCTTTGGCTGTTTTGCCGGATTTCAATTCACGGAGGGTTGCAATTTCGTGACTTTTTAATGCGATATCGCTGCCGCATATTTTTCCACGACCCGGACAATCGGTTCGCTGGCAAGCAGAATTGTAGGTATCCGGCGTAATTTGGTAATCGATGCTGTCCGGATCTCCGTCAAGGGCTCCGAATTTGCAGAAAAGCCACTGCCTGAAACCGGACTCAAAACCGGTAATACCGAATTGTTTCCGGATGAATTCCTGACCTTCTTTGTCTTTCATGTACATTTCTACAAAATTACGTTTCTCCATACTGGGTAAATCCTGGAATAAAATCCGTACGCCGTTGTAAATTGCATATAGTTCCCCTCTGTGGGCGAATATTTCGGTACCGGAAAATATTCCGGCCGGAATGTTGGCACTTTGGCCAATTTGTCCTAAATTTGTTTCCATAATTGATAAAGTTTAATCCCGCTGAAAGTTCCCCAACCGCAGGCGGGATTTTTGTTAGTATTAAGATTCTAAAAGTCTGCAAGTCTCGCCAACCCAAACAGAACAGTCGTTACAACCTATTGAAAACTGAACTGATTTATTATCAGGATTATAAAGTCCGGTTCTGATATCTCCAACTTCTACGCCAACACGATTCAACTCCCAAATAAGGCTTCCATTCTCTCCTGTTACATCTTCGATGACAACCTTTACGGGTATACTTTTTATTTCTGACATAACTAAATCTTAAAGGGTTGATATTGATCTAAAATTCTTCTCATCAGAGTGCTGCAATTTCGTTTTTGGCCTTTTCGTTTTTTTCTTTTTCTTCTTTAGCAATTGCTATTGCAGTGTCGATTACTCTTTGGTTGTGAGTTTTCCCATTCATGGTCGCATAAATGGTTGTGAAAGTAATGCCTGTTTCATTGTATATGCGTCTGCCATAACCGCGAGGAAGCCATTGTTTGATTTTTTGAAGATCTTCTTTTTTCATACTTTTTACTATTTTATAATTCAATTCTTTGTGTTAACTTGCTAAAAGTTTGATGGAACAAATATAAAGATTTTGTACTTATATATGCAAGAAAAAGAAGTATTTTTTACTGATGATTTTTATCCAAAAGCGAAAAACGTTGAAACAAAGCGTTTTATATATGCTGTAGAAAAACTTGTAAACGAAGGAAAAATCAAGAGTTTTAAAGCAATTGCTGAAAATGCAGGTTTTTCATCTCAAGATTTTACTGATATAAAGACTGGTAGAAAGGCTTTACAAACGGATTTTCTTGATAAAATAAGTAAAATATCTTTTATAAATAAACACTGGGTACTGTTTGGGGAAGGGGATATGTATACTTATGCTGAAGGAAAAGTTGTGAAAGAAGAGGAAAAACAGAAAGATTCAGAAACAATTAAAGAATTAATGGCCGCCATTAAAAGACGGGATGAACATGTAGAAGCATTAATCAGAGTCAATGAAAAACACGCTGATAATTTTGCCGAACTTCTGAGGCAAATGAAAAAAACAGATGTCCAGATGGAAGATGCTGCTGGATGTGTCGATGCAAGTGGATTTTCGGACAAATAG